TTGGCGGTCTGTTCGGTGCGCTCGGGATGGCGCTCGCTTGTGCGGCTGGTGACCGATGAGTACCCGAGTCATCAAGTCGATAAAGGGCCGACGCATCAGGCTCACGCAGCTAGACAACTGCGGCACGCCGGTTGACGTTTCGGACGGCTGCGGGACCGTGGTCTCGGATGGGTTCATCTCGGTCACGCTCTCCGGGCAGTACGTCACCGGGCAGACGTTCCAAGCTCGGGACATCTTCGGCACCCTGTGCGTGAACGACTCCGACCCTGACCAACTCGTCAGCGTCTCCGTCTCCATCGAACTGTGCGAGGTTCACCCGGACGTACTCTCCATCATCCTCGGAGAGCAACCGGTCCTAGTGTCCGGTGAGGCAGAGGGATTCAGCTTCGGCTCCGAACGCAACTGGTCGAGCTTCGCGCTAGAGGTCTGGACGAAGGCAGTCGGGGAATCATGCGATGGGCGCTGGGGCTACTTCGTGGTCCCGTACAACCGCAACGGCAAACTAGACGGCGGCGTGACAATCAATAACGGCACGCTAACCGTGACCTGTGCGGCATCGGCTCAACCGGCGACGGCGGCATGGGGAACAGGACCGTACCTGAGCAACCCGTTCCCGGCATCGTTCCCGGCCGGTGACCTGTGGGGCATCTCCACGACCACCGTGCAACCTCCGGCAGTCGTGGACCTGTCGCTCTGCCCGGACAGGCTCCTAGAGGGCGGCGTGTTCTGGATCGATGCCGAACTCTCCGGCGTGCTCTGACTCAACGCATGACCCGATAGGCCTGTAGTACCCTGGCGGCATGGCAACCAAAGTCTTGAAGTCGATCAAGGGTCGGGTCGTTCGCATCACTCGGCTGAACGAGTGCGGCGCAGTAGTCGTCGGCTCGTGCTCCACCGTGGTCTCTGAGTGTTTCGTCTCGGTGACGCTCTCACCCGAGATCGAGGCCGGAGATGAGTACCTGCTCAAGAGCGCATGGGGTGACCTGTGCGTGAACGACAAAGACCCCGACAAGATCAAGTGGTTGAACGTCAGCATCGACTTCGCCGAGATCAACCCGGACATCCTCGACATCATCGCCAACATGAGTCCAATCATCTCGTCCCCGGACACCATCGGATCGACGCTCGGACCGAACACGAACTCGGACTCGTTCGCTGTCGAAGTGTGGACGAAGCGCACCGGCGCAACCTGCAACTCGGTGACTCCCGAGTGGGGATACTTCGTGGTTCCGTTCGTCCGCAACGGTCGCATCGACGGTGACATCACCATCGAGAACGGCACGCTCACGACCTCGGTGATCGGGCAGGCGTTCGGCGCTCCGGCAACGTGGGGACTCGATCCCTACGGCGGCAACCCGCTCGGTGCCACGTTCCCGGTCGGTGACCTCATGGGCATGTCCGTGACCACCGTGCAGCCTCCCGCCGATACCGCTGGCTGCGTCCCGTTCTCCTATAGCTGACAGACTGCGGCATGGCCGTTCTGATCCCGAAACTCCTCCATCGCATCTGGCTCGGCGGGCCTATGCCGGAGGAGTTTCGTCGTTACGGGGAGACCTGGCGCAAGCATCACCCGGAGTGGACGATGCTCGAATGGAACGAGGGCAACATGCCACCGCTCCGCAATCAGGCGCTCTACGACTCTGCTCCGTCGCTCGTGGACTCGTCGCAGGTTCCCCGGATGCGCTCCGACCTCGCACGCATGGAGATCCTCGAGCGGTTCGGCGGTCTCTACATCGACACCGACTTCGAGTGTCTCGCCCCGATTGATCCGCTGATCGACGGACTCGAGATGTTCGCCGCAGAGGAGCAGCCCGGACTCATCGCTAACGGTCTCATGGGCTGCACGGTCGGGCACCCGTTCATGTCTCGGATGATCGAAACCGCCAGACAGTCGGTCAAGGCACGACCGGGGCAGAAACCGTGGCGCACCGTCGGACCCGAGCACCTCACCCGTACCGCTCGCTCGACGCCGGGGCTGGCTCTGCTCCCACGAGAGCGCATCTACCCGTATCACCACACGCAACTCTTACCGGACGGCTCACCTCCCGAGATCGGACCTGATGCGGTCTGTCACCATGTCTGGGCGTCGATCCGGCGCAGCGTCTCCGTCATCGTCCCGTTCAGACCGAGCGACCGTTACCGGGCGCAGAACTGGCAATGGGTGCAGGCGTACTACCGGCGATTCTTTCCGTCGTGGCAACTGGTCGAAGCAGACGAACCGGGCGAACCGTTCAGTAAGGCGCAAGCGATCCGTGATGCCGTCTCACGCTCATACGGTGATGTGCTCGTCATCACAGACGCAGACCTGATCGTGACCGACCTTCGCTCTGCTGTTGCCGCTGTGAGCACGAACCGGACGAGATGGGCTATTCCGCACACGAACGTCCATCGCCTGTCCTGGGACGCTACAAGGGCCGTCCTGGGCGGTGTGGACCCTCGCACGCTCGGCAACCGGACAGCGGAGCATGTGTACCGTGGTCTCGTCGGTGGCGGGATACTCGTCATCGACCGTGAAGCGTTCGAGCGGTGCCCACCCGACCCGAGGTTCAGAGGATGGGGCGGTGAGGATGAGGCGTGGGGACTGGCGCTGCGATCATCGTTCGGTGAGCCGTGGCGTGGGGCTGCTGGTCTGCTCCATCTCTGGCACCCTCCGGCACCACGGATGAAACGTGACCTCGGCAACGACGCTAACGAGCGACTGCTGGCTCGCTACCGCAACGCCAAGATGCTCCACGACATGGCATCATTAGTGGCAGAACACAGAGGAGACATGATTCATCATGGGTGACATCTTGCACGGCATCTTCGACGTTGCCAGGGACGAACGTGGCCGACGACTCAGCGGCACGCAGATTCAGCGGTCGCAGCCGGACATCGCAGAGCCGATCATGGTCGTGGTGCCGTTGCTCGCAGACCTTGACGCAGAGGACGACGCACCCGCTGTAGAGGTGGACGCAGAACCGGACCCGGCAGACATGAAGGTCGCTGACGTTCTCCGCTGGATCGAGGAGCACCCCGAGGACCGGGAGCGGATCATCCTTCTAGAGTCTGTCGGCAAGCAACGCTCTACGATCCTCAACGCCTACCCCTAATCCACGCTTGGACGCCATGACGTAGAATACGCGTCATGGACTGCACCGAGTGGCCGATTGTCTGGCCGTGTGACATCACGGACTACTCCGAGCCTCTCGTGGAGGCCGCTCAGGAGTCTGCACAGACGCTTCTCTGGTCTCTCACAGGACGACGGTACGGTCTGTGCTCTACGACCGAGAGCTACCGGCTGACCTGTAACTCACCGTGTGCTAATCCCTACGGCGACTACTTCGGGCCAGGTGTCGAGTACCGGTTGGGTGACGAACTCGGACGACGACTCTGCTGCCGTATCCATCTCGCACAGCGTCCCGTCCGGTCTCTTGATTCTGTGACTGCGCTCGGCACCGTGCTTGACCCTGACGAGTATGCGCTCGAGCGCGATGTTCTATTCCGGCTCGGGGAGTGCTGGCCGTGCGGGCAGGAGTGCGACGCTCCACCGGTAGAGGTCACCTACACCTACGGGATCGACCCTCCGGCAATCGCTCACCTCGCTATGGGTGAACTGGCGTGCGAGTTCCTCCGGGCGTTCGCTGGTGCAGATTGTCGTCTACCGTCGAACGTGGTCTCGATCTCACGGCAGGGCATCTCGCTCGACCTCGGTGACGCACAAACGCTGTTCGAGATGGGGCGCATCGGACTCCCGATCTCGGATGCGTTCATCCGGTCGGTGAACCCGAACAAGCTGCAGTCCATGTCACAGGTGTTCAGCCCGGATCTCGCTAGGCGTGCCCGGTGACAGACATCTACTCGCAGTCCACCGCCGACATCGCGCAATGGCTGCTCGACACGGCTCGTGTTGCTCTGGACGAGTGCAACCGGGAACCGATCACGACCGCCTATGTCGCCGCTGGGGCTGTCGCATGGGATGACTGCTGCGGGTCGCTCATCGTCGCACCCGAGCGCGTGTTCTTCACCGAGACCTTCCCCATCGAGGACACCACCGAAGTGATCTGTGACGAGGGCTTCATCTCCGCACAGTTCGTGGTGATCCTGCTCCGCTGCCTGCCGAACATGGACTCTCGGGGCAACCCTCCGTCCGCTGCTTCCCTGACCGCCGCCTATAACTCGCTCATGGGCGACGCTGCCATCGTGATGAACGCTCTAGCCGGTCCTCTGCCATCACAGGACTGGGAGCGCACCCGACCGGCGCAGTCGTTCATCGGCGCTGAGGGTGGCTGCATCGGTGTCGAGACTCGCATCACCATCGGCATTCCGCAGACCGAGTGGGCGATCTGCTGCACCGAGCCGCAACCTCATGTTCCGGGTGGGCCGCTCTGCAGACCGAACGCCGATCAAGTCGTGTTCGAGCCGTGCGAGGGACTGACCTCCACAAACGTGCAGGATGCGATCTGCGAGCTAGCAACCTCCACCCTCGCTATCGGTACCCCGGTCCCGTTCACCGTGAACGGCGGGACCATCGGCGGCACTCAACCCACGTTCTCCGGCGCTCCACCGTTCACCGGGCAATACATCCGCATCGGTGACTTCGTGCATTTCGAGATTCAAGTGGACTTCGACACGATCACGAGTTTCGGGACCGGGCAGTATTTCGTCGATCTGCCGTTCGCTCCGTCGCACCCGGTGATGGTCCGTGGAGGCTGCGTCCACCGCAACTCCAATGGCAAGCAGTACGCGCTCGGCGGTCATGCTGTCGCCGGGAACGTCCAACTCACTCTGTGGTACACGGCAAGCAATGGTGAGGATGAAGAGTTCGACCATAACTCGCCCTTCACGCTTACCGTCGCAGACAACTTCCATATCCAAGGCTCCTACTCGGCGGTGTGACATGACTGACAAAGATCCTGCTATCTCCATCGCTGTGCTCTTCGAGCGTCTTGGGCATGTCATGAGCAAGCTGGACGATCTCGCCGTGAAGATGGACGTTCAGACCGCTCACCGGGATACCAAGATCGATGAACTCGAGGACCGCATCGACGGACTAGAGGACTCAATGAACCGGGCACGCTGGTTCCTCGCCGGAGTCGCTGCCGGTGGCGGCGCTCTCGGCGGGACCGTAGCTACCCTCGTCGCTCAGGCGGTCGGCGGTGGCTGAGGTACGGATCGACGCTGCTGCTCTACGGGAACTGCTCGCAAGCCCTGCCGGGCCGGTATGGGATGACATCCGCAAGCGTGGCAACCGGGTGCTCGTGCAGGCGAGAGCGAACGCTCCGTATGACAAAGGTCCACTCCGTAACTCGCTGCTCATGGAGATGGTCGTAGAGCGTGGCGTGCCGGTCGCTCGTGTCGGCTCCAATCTCAAATATGCGATCTACGTTCACGAGGGCACCGGTCTCTACTCGAAGAAGAACCCTCGCTACATCCGGCCGGTAAAGGCAAAGGTGCTCAAGTGGCCGGGAGTGAACAATGCCTACAAGACGACGGGCGGGAACCGGCGCTACAAGGCAGGCAAGACAGCGAACTACACCTACAGCATGAAGTCACGAGGCTTCCCCGGCCGTCCGTTCCTCCGTGACGCTCTGAGCGCAGCGATCTACTAACGCACAGGGTCCAACGCTTAGACTGTTCTGCATGACCCGACATCGCTCGTTCACCACCGCCGCCGCCCGTCGCAAGGCCGACCCCATCGTCTGGGAGATCGACGGCACCGAGATCCGGCTGCGTCCCTCCGTGGACCTCGTAGAGATCGCAGAGGCCGTGGACGCTCTGCAGGCTCCCATCGAAGGCAACTCCATCGAAGCAATCGTGAAGCGGCGCACGCTCATGGTGGACATGATCGCCACGTTCGTCACGCCGGAGGACCGGGACCAGTTCGCAGCCATCTCCGGTGACCTCGATGTGACCGTGCTGGTCGAGATGGTGCAGGAGGTGACCGGGGAGTACACCGGGACCGGAAACCCTACTCAGCCGGAGTCGTCATCGGCTGGATCGTCGCCAACTGGGACCAGTTCGACGGATGGTGCACCAGCAGAGGGATCGACGCTGCCGCTCTGAGCGCAGACCGGGCGGTGAACGCCTACCTGTTTGCGCTCCGTGAGAACGCAGACGAGAAGACCATCGACAAGATCGAGGACGCTCTCACTCCACCGCTGAGCGTGCGGGTGAACGGTGTCCCGGTCGGTTTCGGTGAGGATGAGATGTGGGCTGAGTGGGAGATGGCTGCTCGTGCCCCGGTTACCCCGAACCGCCGTTAGCACGCATAGCGTAGGATTGACGTATGGCGCTCGGTGAAGCAAGGGTCGAGATCAAACCGGATCTATCGGCATTCGACGCGCAACTCCGCAAAGGTGTCACCGACGCACTCAACAAGGTGCAGACCGAGGCCGACAAGACAGGCGAACAGATCGAGGACTCGTTCCGTGAGGCCGCTCGGTCAGTCTCAGAGTCCATTGGTGATATCTCACAGGGTGACCCGTTCGCCGGTATTGAACGTGATGCTGAACGTGCCGGAGAGTCAATCGAAGGATCATTCCGTGAGGCCGCTCGCCAGTCGGAATCGGCCATCGACGGTATCGGTGGCCGGTTCGGTGGGATGGCTGCGTCCATTGGCGGTCTGCTTGCTGGTGCTGGGATCACGGCAGGACTCGGGCAGGCAATCGAGCAAGCTTCCGATCTAGGCGAGGCGATCAACGTCTCTAATCTTGTGTTTGGCGAAGCCGCTGCAAGCCTCGAAGACTTCTACACCAATAGTGCTTCAGCGATCGGTCTGACCGAAGCTGCCGCTCGCCAATCGTCAGCGCAGATCGGCGGTCTCTACAGCAGTCTGGGATATTCGGCAGACGAGGCCGCAGCGGCAACAGAGGCGCTGATGATTCGCGCAGCAGACCTCGGGTCTGCGTTCAACGCTGAACCGCAGGAAGTTGTCGAAGCACTCGGCGCAGCGTTGCGAGGCGAGGCCGAACCGGCACGCCGTTTCAACGTGATCTTGGACGAAGCTGCGCTGAAAGCCAAGGCGATGGAACTTGGCCTGTACGAAGGCGAAGGCGCTCTGACGAACTTCGCCAAGGCACAGGCATCAACTGCGCTCATCATGGAACAGTCGTCGGCGGTCGCTGGTGACTTCGCCAACACGAATACTGGTCTCGCCAACTCAATGCGAACGCTCAAAGCGGACATTGGCAATGCTGCCGCTGAGCTTGGGCAAGGTCTGCTTCCGGCTATTGAAACTGTCGCTCTGTCGCTGAGGGACATCACGACCAGTCTCGGTCCTTCATTGGCTGAGCTTGGGACTGCGCTCGGCAGTGCACTTACGCCACTCATGGAGGCGATTGGTCCTGCCGTTGAGATTGTTATTCGGCAGTTGTCGGTAGTCCTGACCGACATCGGTGGCATCTTTTCTACGCTCGCTCCACTGATTGAACCCATCGTGCAGGTCGTTGGCGTACTGGCGACTGCTCTGTCCGGCTCACTGCTCGTCGTGTTCCAAGCTCTCGCGCCGGTCATTGTGCAGATCGGTGAATTCCTCGGCATCATGGCCGACATTCTCGGTGAGGCGCTGTTCGGCGCTATCGACGCTCTAGCACCGATCCTCATGGAAGTCGGCATGATCTTCGCTGACACGCTCGGTGAGATTCTGCCGGTTATCCTCGATGTGTTCCGTGAACTCGCTCCGGTCGTAGGCGAGTTGGCCGGGATGATCGGCAACCTCCTCGCCGGGCAAGTCCGAATCATTCTGCCGGTACTCGCAAAGCTCATCACCTCGCTCGTCGAGTCGCTCGCACCGATCCTGCCGGTCATCATCGACGCGTTCATGCAGGTCTACGAGGTCATCGGCGGCGCTCTGCTCAGAGTCCTCATGGCGATACTGCCACCCATCGGGGAACTGATCGCTGAACTCGTCGCTGGTCTCGCACCGATACTGCCCGTCATCATCGACGCGTTCCTGCGCATCGTGCTCGCCCTAGAGCCTTTGATCCCGGCGCTACTGCAGATCGTGACGACACTCCTGCCGCCGCTCTCCGAGCTGCTGCTGGCGCTAGTGCCGATCATCACCGAGGTCGTCGGCTGGCTCGCTGAGGGACTCGCCGTTGCGATTGAGAACCTGGCACCACTGCTCGAAACCGTCATCGGGTGGATCGTGCTACTCGCCGAACAATACGCCGTGCTCGTCTCGTGGCTAGCGGATCATCTACAACCGGCGTTCGATGCGATCGTCGCGTACATTCTCGACAAAGTGGTCCCGGCGTTCATGGCGATGTGGGCGTTCATTCGCGACAAGGTCATCCCGATCTATGTGGCGATCTATACCACCATCTACGAGGTCGCTAAGGGTGTCGGGGAGCAGATCATTGCCATCGTCGGCTTCATCGTCGGCATACCAGGCCGGATCTCTGCGACGGTCTCGACGCTGTGGAACGGTCTCCGTGACGGAATCACCGCAGCGAAAGACTGGATCGGGGAGAAGATCAACGAGGTAGTCGGTTTCGTCACCGGCCTACCGGACAGGCTCCGTCAGGGACTCGCCAACATCGCTAGCGCAGGTCTCGCCATCGGCGCAGCATTCATCAATGCTCTAAAGAGTGGCATTACCGGAGTCGCTGGTTTCGCTACTGATGTTGCGACCGCAATCGTCAACGCATTCAAGTCGGCATGGAACACCGTCGCTCGGGAGATCAACAACTTCTTGCCGAACAACATCGGTGTAGGTCCGTTTGCGATCAACCTTCCGGACAATCCGATCCCGACCTTCGCAGACGGGACCATCGCCTACGGTCCGACGATGGGCATCTTCGGCGAGGCCGGTGCCGAGGCGGTCATCCCGATCACTCGCCCACGCCGTGCGCTCGAACTCATGGAGCAGTCCGGTCTCGCAGATCTCGCACGCTCCACTACCGGAGGCGGCGCACTCGTCAACATTCAGAGCGCCGTGTTCGCTACACCGTCAGACGCAGACCTTGTGGCGCAGAGAGTGCTCGCCGCACAACGATCTAGGAGCTTCGCAGCATGACATGCGCTCTACCCATCACGCCGGGTGAGATCCTGCTGACCGCTGACGATCTGCCGGATCTCGCCATCGACTGCACGACCGGTTTCGTCGCGACTGAACTTCAGGTCGGGTTCCCGGCACCTCGTCCGGTCGTGCGTGCTCGTGCGCTCGGGGACGGACTCATCGACAACTCTGCGTTTCTCGGCAATCGTGCTCTCACGCTGTCCCTGACGCTCGATACGACAGTCGCCCCGATGCAGTCACTCGTGGACCTGCTGCTGCCGTTCCTCGCTCAGACCCGCCGCCCACGGCTCGCATGGCGGCTCGGTGACACGCCGTTCCCTCCGGCACCTCCATCGCCTGTCCCGTACCCGACATCTGATGGTCGCTGGCGCTCTGCGATTGTCCGTGGCGCTGACGCTCCACTCGTCATCTCCGGTCCTCGCTACCTCACCGTGTCCGCATCATGGGTGACGGTGGACGCATACCTCGAAACGAAAGACCTGAGCCTGTGGGCTGCTGGACCTAACGGGCCGGTCGAAACGATCTGGCATCAGGGCAACGCTCCCGCAGCATGGGTAGCGTCGTTCACCGGTGAAGCGATCACGCCGCAACTCATCATCAATGGCATTAGCGTTTCGTTCCCGGCGTACACCGTGCCGATCAATCGCATGGTGACGTTGGACCTGGCCGCACGGACGATCATCGAATCGACAAACCTCGGCGGCGCACCGTTCGTGAACCTCTACCCGCAGGTGAACTCGTACTCGTGGTCATGGGAGTCCCTGTTCATGCAACCGGGAAGCAACACGCTCGAATACAACACCGGTCTCCCGGCACCGGCAAATAATGTCAATCTTTCGTTTCGGGATGCTTGGCTGTGACCCTGCCACGGTTCACGCTGCAGATCGCTAACTCGTCCGGGGCGGTACTCGCTGACGTATCCGACTTCACCTCGTGGACGCTGACACAGAACCTTGACGACGGCTGCTCGATCACGTTTGACACTCGGGGCGACTCGGCCGCAGGGCAGAACATTGACGAACTCGCTACCGATGTTCTGCTAGCGCAAGACTTGGCGATCATTGAACGGCAACGCATCGTCGGAGTGTCACAGGTCTGGGGACCGTCCGGGGAGGACGACGTTGCGGTGACGACGGCTTGCTACCGGCGACTGCTGAAGAAGGCGCACGTTCGCTCTGCGCTCACCTACTCGGGCATCACGCAAGGCGCAATCATCTGGGATCTCATTCAGCACGCACAGGCAGCGACCGGGGGAAACCTCGGCATCACTCTCGCTGCTGCTGGTCCTGCCGTCACAAGAGACCGAACCTACGAGGTCGGGAAGAACATCTTCGACGCGATCGTGGAACTCACGCAGGTCATCAATGGGCCGACCTGGGATATCGACTCGGCGCTCCAACTGACCGTGAGTCAGGCGGCGCTCTACCCAACGAACCTGATGCCGATTGAACTCGGCAACATCGCACGCGGGATGAGTCGCCCATCGTCGGCTGCACAGTTCGGTAACGCCGTCGTAGTGACCGGAGACGCTCTGCTCACCACTCCGGTGATCCAGGCAACGCCGGGAGTCGGGACGGACCCTAGAGGGCGCTGGGAGCGATATCAGGCGTTCGGTGATGTGAGCGTGCAGAACACTCTTATCGAGCACGCAGACGGGCTGCTCGAAGAGGCCAACTCTCCCGCTTCGGTGTGGCAGATCGACTGCGAACCTGAGGCGTATTTCTCTGTCGGTAACTACGCAGTAGGCGAGTTCGTGACCATCGCCCAACCTCGCTCCACCGTCTACCCAATCGGCATCGCTGTACCGACCATCACGGCACAGGTTCTCGCGCGTACCCTGTCGCAGTCTGCTGACGGTGAGATCACGGTCTCGATTCAGGCGGTGGAGGTTCAATGAGTCCACGCACCAGTGCCGGACCCGCTGACGCATTGGGCGGTCTGATCTCGTCGCTCATCTCACGGCTCAACCTCGTGGAGCTGCTGGCTCACCGGCACGCCGGAACCGGGCAGGTGATGCCGACCGGCACCGTGCTCGACTACGCCGGATCGTCTGCACCCGGTGGATATGTGCTGTGCGACGGCGCTACCTACGACGGCACGCTCTCTGCCTACGCTGACCTGTTCGCAGTGATCGGTCTGACCTACGGCGGCTCCGGAACGAACTTCCAAGTACCTGACCTACGAGGTCGGGTATCGGCTGGGCGAGACACCGGGCAAACAGAGTTCGATGTCCTCGGCGAGACAGGTGGCGCAAAGACTCACACGCTTACGACTCCCGAGATTCCGTCGCACACGCATACCCAGAACGCTCACACTCACACTCAGGACGCGCACACTCACACGCAGAACGCTCACAGTCACGGGGCGACCGCAGGAGCATCAGGGAACGCAACCGGCTTTGTGCTTGCCGTCCCTAGCGGAACCGGACCAGCGACGTTCAACCTCGGCAACGGTGGCACCCTTACTCTGCTAGCCACGAACGACGCAAACACCGCAAATACGACGGCCACGAATCAGAACACGACGGCCACGAATCAGAACACAACGGCCACGAACCAGAACACGGGCGGCGGTGGGGCGCACAACAACTTGCAGCCGTACCTCGTCGTACAGAAGATCATCCGTTTGTAGCGGTGCAGTAGGATGCGCGCATGATCATCGTCCCTCGCTCTGTCATCGGGACACCGACTCCTCCGGCGACTCGTCCACGGCTCACGGATCGTCTCTGGCTACTCGCTCACGAGGTCGGTGTCAAGACTCCACCGAACGGCAGGTATCGCAGCGGAGACCCGGCAAGGGTGCTCGATGACGCTCGAGCCGCCGCCGCCTACGGGATCTCGACAGATCGACCGTGGGAATACAACTTCTTCATCGGTCTAGACGGGACCGTGTTCGAGCAAGGCGGCGATGTCAAGGCGGCGCATTGTCTCAACTGGAACGAGGAGTCTGCCGGAGTGCTGTTCTTGAACGCTTCCGACGTTCGCGTGAACGCTGCACAGGTCCGCTCATGGTGGGCGCTCAGAGACCATATGGTGAGCATCGACATGCTCGTGCCCGGACATCAGGCCGTCCCGCACTACCGTTTCCGCAAGACCTCATGCTGCGGTATCAACGCTGAGACTCCGGGTCCAGAATGGAACTCGCCTACCGGGCAGGGCCGGGTCGGGAACCTGATCCCGGCGCTACTCACCCGCCCAACTCCACCACCACCACCACCACCGCTCCCGGAGGACTCGACCATGTACTACCTCACCTCACCGAAACCCGGCGTGCTGCCGGATCTCATCTGGACCGCCGGAACCGTTTACGGCATCGCGAGCATCGCTGACGCAGAAGCGTTCTTGCAGGCCGGAGCAGTCCGACTGACGCTGAGTCAAGCGCAGTTCGACGAGATCGTGAGCAACTCGAAATGACCGGCACAACGACCGCCACGATTCGCACGACGGTCCCGGTCGCGTGGACAACGCTGCTTGTCTGGCTCATCGCACGCTTCGGTATCGACCTCGCTGAGTCCGATTGGCAGACGCTGATGCTCGTCATGCCTGCCATCGTCGGAGTGTGCTACCGGGCTGCTCGGATGGTCGAGGCTCGTTGGCCGGTCGTAGGTCATGTCCTGTTCGGGAGCGCAAAGACTCCGACATACGGCGAGTCGTCCACAGGTCCGACCGTCTAGACTGCTCTGGTCGTGGTCAACCGGCACTAGCCGGACGACACAGAAGGGACGCTCACGCTTCGGCGGTCGGGCGTCCCTTCTACGTTTTTCGGAAATATTTATTCGTCCGAGTGTTGCAACTCGTGGACAGTACGTTATACTAACGACATGACCACGACGACCGCCCTCCGCACCTTCCCCTTCTCGTTCCTCGAGGACGCTTGCCGTCGCATCGGTTGCGGCAACGCAACGTCCTCGGACTGGGCGCTGCTCATCGAGGGCTACTTCATCTGCGACGAGTCCGGGCACTACCACCCGAACCGTCACCTCGTCACGAAGGTGGCGGCGTGATGTTGCCAGTCGAGCACACCGGCGTTATACTCTCCACCATGACCACTCTGCAGCGAAAGGACCACGACATGCAGACTCTTACCATCACCCCGGCGATGCGCTTCGGCGCTCACGCTTTCCTCCAGGCGCACAGAGGAGACGCAGCCTACGAGGCCGAACTCCGTGCCGTCCGTGGAGCGACCTACGCCGAGTCGTTCCCCGACTCGTACACGGACGAGATGGTCGCCGCCTCGCAACGTCTCATCGCAGAGTTCCCGATCGAGGCTCGCACGACGGTCTCATGGGCGAGAGTCCACGAGGTGCTCACCGCCATGCAGAACGGCGAAAGTAACGCCGGTCTCCTCATCGACTACATCTCGCAGGTGGAGTCGTGAACTGCGGGACGTATTCGAGCTATGTCCTCGGGTGCAGGTGCGAACCGTGCAAGGCCGGTAACCGGGCGTATATCGCCGCCTACCGTGCTCGCAAGCGAACAGCGCAGCAGGAGGCCGAGAACGCTCTGAGAGCGTCCGCAGAGGCCGCAGGGCGCATCCTCGCTGCAGTCGGGACAGGAGCGGTGAACCTCCGGCACGCTCTGACCTACGCCGAGTGGCGCGCACGGGAGCAGACGCACCCAGACTGTCTGCCGGTAACTCAGCAGGCGATCCGGCTCCGTCACGAAGTGATGCAGGAGGCTCGAAATGTCTGACGACATCGTGCAGCGACTAGAACGCCACGCAGCGGGAAGCCAACGGGCAGACGGTTCTACGCACTGGGGCGAAGTCGGTCCATCACTCGCCCGAGCTGCGCTGACCGAGATCGGGCGACTCCGTGCCGCTCTACACTTCGCCGCTGGACTGCTGTCCTCTTGCGCGCCGTATGACCAGATGCACCCTGACCGGGTGCTCGAACTCCTGACGGGCGAGAGACATCATGACCACCACGAAAGCACCTAAAGCACCTAAGCCGATCACGCATGACGCAAGCACCTACCGGAACCATGCCTGTCGCTGCCCGGTCTGCACTCGCGCGCACGCTGACTACATGCGTCCACGGATGGCCGCCTACCGTGCTCGCAAGCGTGCCGCGAAGAACTAGACTGACCTGACACAATGAAGTGCCCCGGCATCGCTGACGACGATCCGGGGCATGACCGGAACCTAATGGGAGGCCCGATATGGGTAATGCTATCACGACCGACGACTCCGGCAGTACGCCGTGGGATCTCTACGACAGTCAGACACGCATCGATGCCGAGCACGAGCGTCTCGTCTGGGATGCTGTCGAGCAGTTGGCCGACCGGATCATCGAATGGCCGCGCTCGTGGAATCTGCTAGACGGTGAAGGCGGCTGGATCGCTGAACTGCTGCAGCACGCTCTAGAGCGCAGAGGGATGGCTTCCGTCTGGGAACCTATCAAGCCTCGCTCCGAGATCACTCGCCTAGCGATGCGTGACGGATGGGAATGCAGATACTGCGCTGTCAGACTCGGCATGGACGATGACAGAGAACGCCCGACCGTCGATCATGTGATCCCTCGCTCTCGAGGTGGCAGTAACGACATGACGAACAAGGTGCTCTGCTGCCGGTCCTGCAACTCTCGCAAGTCAACTCGCACGCCGGATGAGTGGATCTCGTCGGAGGTGCAGTCATGACGCACGAGTGGGAGCGTGAGCCACGACTAGTGGACAACTTCTCGAAGGTGCCCCACGGACTCTGGACGGCAGACCTCACCTATGGAGCGAAGTGTCTGCTCGGGTGGCTGCACTCGCACAGCAGCGCATATCTCGCACAGTTGACATCTCGCCGGATCAGAGCCGAGTTCGGGTGCTCGACCGTTATCGCCAACTGGATCGAGGAGCTATCCGCTGCCGGTTTCATCGAGGTGATTCAAGACGGCAACCGTCAGCGATTCAAGCTGAAAGCTGCTCGCTGGGATGCTCTGGCAACTCGTACCGGAGAACCGAAACGGTCGAAAAACGACCACCACGAAACGGTCGAAAATCGTCCACTAAACGGTCGAAAAACGAGCGATAAACGGTCGAAAAACGACCACATAGAAGAACAAGGAGAAGAACAACTAGAAGAACAGAAAAAACACTCTCGCGCGCAAAGCTCAAACTCCCCAACCAACACAGTCGCCAGGGTCAGTGTTCAAGAGCCAGACGACTTCGACGCATGGTGGAGCCAGTACCCGCGCAAGACCGCCAAGGCTGGTGCCGAGAGAGCTTGGGGCAAACTCCGACCGGCAGACCGAACCGCCGCACTCAACGCCCTACCCGAGCACGTTCGAGGGTGGAGGCTCCGTGGCACAGCGACCGAGTACGTCCCTCATCCGGCAACCTGGCTCAACGGCAGACGGTGGGAGGATGACCTGACATCGACCTCGGCGCGCAAGCTGAACCCGGTGATGGCGGCGCTCGAGGACCGGTTCGCCGCTGCACGACTCCGAGAGACTGTCGGCGCACCGATGCCGGAACTCGCCTACGACCACGAGCACGATGACTGGGGCGACGAGTGATCGAGTCAGAAGCAACGCAGCTTGTCGGCCTGCTGGTCGCCGGGACTACCGGCTGGGACGACCATCAGGCGCAGCTCTGGGTCGCAGAAATGGGCCGACTCGATGACATCCCGGCGGCACGCGACGCGGTGATGAATCTGATCCGAACATGGACGAAACCCGGTCACCCGCCTATCGCAGAGCTGCTCGCCGCCTACCGCCGTGAACTCGCCCGTCGTCCACCACCACCGAAGCTAGACATCGTGCCGACTCCGAGAGAACGGGCGATGAGGCTGGCGTGGGATGGGTACTGCGTTGAGGGTCGCCGTCTCGGCAAGGAGCCTGACCGGTCGCACTTCCTCGCAACGATGGGCGGCATCAAATGATTCGAGAAATATCCGCTCCGAGTGTTGACAATCGCCGACAGTCCGTTATACTACTCAACATGACCACGACGACGAAGGACACGACCATGACCTACGGACTGTTCGCAGCCGAGACCGACCGGCTCATCGGACCGGCGACTCCGACCCAGATCACCGCAAGCCTTGATGCCGACGAAACCGGCTGGATCCTGATTGACGCTGACGGCGATGTCGTCCATGACGGCTCATGGTCCGCACAGCAGACCGGAGTCCGCACGGTGTATGTCGCAGAGGTGCCAGCATGAGCGCTGCTCGAGTTACTCTGCATTGCAGCATCATCGCTGGGCGCTCCAGCGTTCGCTACGGCACGCCTCGCTGCTTTGACTATCTCGGCGACATTGAGCGAGATTCTGCAGGGCGCTGGCTGGCGCGTCCGGAGATCGGAGAGCCGATCACCAACCTTGCATCGCAGGGAGAGGCCGTCAGCGCACTCATCGAGCGGAGCGCTCTGTGAGCGCCGGGGAGCTAGTCGTTCTCGGTGCCGCAGCCTACGAGGCTCGGGTAACACCGCTAAAGACAGGTGGCCGTCGTGACGTAGAGGTCACGCCGATCAACCCGACCGGCCCGGAAGCGTTCGGCAGCACCGACGTTCTCGGAGTCCTCCGGCAGTTCTTCGACAGGCTCGATCAAGAGGCCGCAGAGCACGAGGGTGACCCTGTGGCGCTGTCTCAGGCGCTCGCACGCATGGAGGCTGTCCTGGCCGATGTGCGCCACGTTCGGGACACGATGAGGACGATGACCGCCGCCGCGCTGAAC